TTCGACGATGGCCCTTCCGAGCCATCCATCGACGCCGTCAATAAGGCCAGTTGCTGTCGAAACTAAAGCCTCGATGTAATCATCTTCGTCATCATGAAAGACACGCAAATGAGACTTAGCTTCGGCCAGTGACACGACTGGCCCTGCCGGAGGCGTCACTAACCTTAGCATGATTACTTGCCTCGCTTCTTGACCGGCTCGACCGGCAGCAGATCCTGCGTAACAGGTTCAACGACTGGCTCTGGCTCGACAACCGGCTCAGGAGTTGGCTCAATCACCGGTTCTGGTGTTGGCGCTGGTTCTGGTACCGGCGTGGGCTCAGGCTCTGGGACTGGCTCAGCCGCAGGCTCTACAGGATCAAGATCCACAAAACCTTCAGTCACCAGCCCAGCGGTCGATGCGCCGAAGTCACGGTTGTCACCTGGTGCCAAGCTCTCAACCGTGAAACCGTCCGACGCAAAGTAGAACGGCTTGAGAACGACCGGCATTAGGCCACCGGCGCGAGGTTCGCGTGACCGCCGATTACGACAGCGTCAGCCGCGATGGATGTGCCAGAAATCAGCGTCAGCACTGGGCGAATGTATCGCTTCGTGCCCTTATAGCCGATCTTGATAGCGGAAGTTGCTGCGAGTGCTGTCGGGAACGTGCCAAGCAGGTCACCAGCAGCAACATCAGTCCACGCTGCGTTGTCGTCAGATTCCTGCAGCTTCGGTGTGAAGTTGCCAGAGCCTGCAATCGCACCGGTGTTGATTACCACAGTGGCGGAATTGTATGGGCGCAGGTCAGCACCGGTGCCATTGGTAGTTGCCGTGAGAACGGCGGGAGCAATCGACGCAATAACGCCGATATTAGAATAGAGATCGCGTTTAGCCATATGGCCTAACTCCTATCGTAGAGGGATACGGGGCGCGCTTGGCGCCCCAGAATGATTAGGCCGAAGTGACCAGCAGCTTGACTGCCTCGAAGTTCACAACATCACCACCAACGCGACGACGATTGTAGAACTTGATCCATGGCTTGGCGGTCAGGTTGTCACGCAGCAGTGTGATGCCCAGACGATCGACAATGGTGTAAGCTGCCTTGAAGTCACCGAATGCAACAGACAGGGAGCTGGCTGCGACGGACGGCATATCTTCGCAGCGGTTCACAGTGAACCCGAGGATTGTGGCTGGCTGGCCGCCTCTCACGTCACCCATCTGCCAGAGGTAGTTGCCCTGACCGTCCTTAAGTTTCATGACGTCGCGAACCGTTGTGCGCTTCATCAGGAAGTTGGCGTTCTGGGTGTAAAAGTCCTTGAGCGAGAACACGAGATTGTAGAGCGAGTCCGATGTGATCGAAGTGGATCCACCAGAGGCGATCTGCTCAATTCGACCATTCTCGAGGTGGCCATCGGCACCGGAGGTAGCCCAGTTCGCATAAGTCAAAAGACCGCGTGGCTGGTTTGAGCCAGAACCGGTGAAGAATGCAGTCGCTTCGATGCGACCCATGCGTTCGCCAACCTTGTTGGCAACCCATGCTTCGATATCAAGGCCTGCATCTTCCAGCATGTTCTGGGTAACGCGAGGCTCAACAAACATCTCGTGAGCGAAGATCTTGGATACGCCGACCTGCGAAGTCGATGTTTCCGTTGGACCTTGAGTTTCACCTACCCAGCCGCCGGAACCGAACTCGCCTTCATCGCGCGGAATTTCGAGCTCCTTGCCGCCGATTGTCTCGACCGTTGCAAGAGCGCGAAGGTTAGAGGTTTCGTACACTCGAGAAATAATGCGGCTTGATACGGTTTTCGGTACGAGGTAGCCGCCGTCTGGATCGGAACCTGTCTGCATTGCGGCTTGAACCGAAACTGGCATGCCCGCATCGTTTCGTGCGCGCATATAGGAGCCAAACGATGCTGCATAAGCGGCGTATGCTTCTTCGTCGGCAACGATCTCGGTATTGACGCCAAGCTTACCAGCATTGGCCAGCTTTGCCTTGGCAAACTCAAATGCTGCCTTTGCATCAGCCGCACCTTCGTCACCAGCCCAACCGCCGGCGTTTGGACGCTTCAGCACAGCATCGATCTTCTCGATGTTGTCGTTGACGGCCTGCAGACCTTTCTCGAGAGCGAGGTGCTTCGTCTCGACCGATGCTGCGTACTTTTCGATCTTTTCGGCGACGAGTGGATCAACCTTCTTGCCGGATGCGTCAATTTCGTCGCGCATCGCCTTGAGCTCGCGCTGTGTATTGTCGTTCAGCGCCTTTACGTCGTCGCCAAACTTCTTGATGTCAGCCGTAATCTGTTCGGCGACCTGTGCAGTAATGGTCATTTGACCTCCTGATTGAATGAAGCCGATACGGCACGAACGGCCTCGGCAAGTGCTGTGAAATCGACTTTGTCGCCAGCATCCCGCGTGGCCTGAATGTCGCTTGTTTCAACCTCGCGCAAAGCTGCGCGGGCCTTGGATCTCGACCACCCAGCGTCCTGCGTGAGTGCTCTTTCCATGTCTCGTTTGGTGGGTGCTTCGTCGTTGCCGTCGTCGCGCCATTTCAGCGCGTCTGGGACGGAACCGAAGACGGATAGGTCAAACCGGGCCTTAGGGTCGGCCGTGGCCGCTTCTGCAGTGGCAAAACCAGCATCAACAGCTTCCTTTGCAGTGAGCCATGTTTCGTCATCCATCCAAGTCTTGATCTGGCGGATCCCGGTGTTTGTGCGGGCCGCATAAGTGCGGGCCAATGCATCATCGATCTTGGTGAGCGTGCCGACGACGTCAGCGAAGTCGTGCCGGTTACCCACGCCGATGGTCCACGCATTGTGGATCATGAAGAACGCGTTCTCAGCGATCGTGATCTCGTCGCCAGCCATTGCGATGATGGACGCGATAGACGCTGCCAAGCCGACAACCTCGACCTTTACCTTGCCGTCATAGGCAAGCAGGTCGTTGTAGATCGCGATACCATCGAACACGTCACCGCCCGGTGAGTTGATGCGAAGCGTAATATCGCCAGACGCCTCTCTCAGGCGGCTGCGGAATGATCTGGCATTGGTGCCCCAGTATCCAATCTCGTCGTAGAGATCGATAATGGTACCGTTGCCCTCTGTTTTAGCCTCAAACTTTGTGCCGACGGCGCGCGCAAAAAAGCGATCGCGACGCTCGCCACTAAGTGGCGAACCGACGTCAATTTTATCCATTATGGAGCTTTCTATTTCGCAGCGTTGTCGTTAGCTGGCGAAGGCACCGCATCGACTTGAATGGCTGGATTTTCGAACACGTCGCCGCCTTCACGCGGGTTCATGTTTTCCTTGATGCGCGCCTCGTTAGCGTTCATCCATTTGTTTTGGATGGCCGAGCTGTAGGCTTCGTAACGCGCCTTGGTGTCACCACGCAGCATCGCGTCCATGAGGAACTCGCAGAAATAGCCATCCGCCCTATCCTGCTCGGTAAGCAGATCGCGATTGGCTGCCTGCTCCCACCTGACTAGCCATGGCCGCAAGCTGTAGATGACAAAGTCCAGCGACTGGTGCTCGATATTCGAGAACGTCGCCTTTTCCAGGTCATTCACAAGATGCGCTGGCACGCGGAAAATACCGGCTATCTCAGATCGCTGAAACTTTCGGCCGGCAATAAACTCCGCATCCTTGGGCGCGATGTTCATCGACACCCAATCCATGCCTTCCTCAAGCAGCAATGGTTTGCCGCTGTTCTCAAGTCCTGCGTATCGGTCTGCGAATTGCTGTCGTAGGTTCTCGGTAGCTTCCTGGCCGATCTGTTTTGGGTGCCTCAGCACGCCCGTCGGCTTCACGCCGTTGCGGTACATGTTGGATCCAAACGATTCCGCCGCCATTCCGAGGCCGATAGCCTCACGCGCCAGAGAAATCATCGACTGACCGACATAACCTTTCGGTAGCGGGCCGCGAATATGGTGCATGTCCTTCGTGGACAGCTTTGCTCGCTTGTTGTCGGGCATGGTGACTTCGTACTTCGGCGACCAGTCAAACGCTTGCGTGATGCTCACACCGTCCGGATTGAGCGGCACAAGGCCAATAGTCTGGCCTTTTCGGTTGCGCTCAACATAGGCGTAACCGTTACCCCGCGTCGCGAGGTTGGTCATTGTGCCTTCGGTGTACTCAAACGCCGTGTTCCAGCTGTTCGCCTGATCGTGCAGCACCTTATACAGTGGATGCTCTGTCGCCCGATCTTTGCCGCCGTCTGCCCTACGCTTGTAGAGAATACAAGGCAAACTCGCGACGCTCTCCGCAAGCACTCGCACGCAAATAAGGACGGTGGTATATTTTAGTGCCGTTTCGGCTGAGACGTAAACACCGGTCTTGGACAGTGTGCCGCCTCCTGCAAGGCGGCTCCATTCTTCCATCGTCAAGCTGCGATGTTCATTGGTGGCGGACTTAGGTCGCGCTAACGCTCCAAACAATCCCGCCATCAGTTGCTGCCTCGCGCCGCTGCGATGACACCAGCCAAGATTAGAACACCGCCAACGATAAACCCTGCGGGTGGATAGATAAGCCAAGCGCCGTAAGCAATTGAAGCAACCGCGGAAACGCCGAGTGCGTCCCTAACGATCACGGCAGCTCGTGCCATGTTCGATATGATCATATCTCGACGAAACCTCTTGTTCGATAAATTGATGCAGCGCTTGGCACTGGAGCACCGTCCAGTGCCGCCCCTACAGCCATCGCACTTGCCACGGCCGGGTCGATACGCACAGTGCTCTTCTTCTTTGAGAACCATTGATTGCCCATAAGCGGGTCAGTTTCGATCGCGACACCCATAAGTGCACCGAGCAGGACTGGAGATCTACGCATGCGAATGCGCTCCTCCAAAATCAGCGTCTCCAACGAAGAAACAGAACCGGGCATCCACAATCCAAGTGGAGGCTCAATGCCTGCGTCTTTCGCTGCCTGAACCTTGTCTTCGTCTGGTTTTGCGCGCTTTTTTCCGCCCTGCGGATGTGCAACCGTTTTTAACTCG